GGGAAATCCCAACCCTTTTCCTTCCCCGTTGAAGAGGTTTTACACCTCGCTCGGCGGAAAATAACCAAGATCCTCGGAACCATTAAGCCCTGCGACATTGAGTACATACGTAGTTCATGTCGACACGGGCCTGGGTCGGACTTATCTGTCAGACGTAGCTTGGCTACGTCCTACGAGAAGTTCAGAACACCAGGATCCATAACCCAAGCCTGTTATCGTGCATACGAGGCGGTATTCGACGAGCAGCGTGAGCTGTCTCCAGATTACCGGCACGATATCGCCAACAATGCAGAGATTGTGTTGGCAGAGAGGCTTACCTTCGTACCTAAAACTGCGAAAACCGACAGGCCGATTTCGATCGGCCCTAGGTGGAACGTCTATATCCAGTTGGGAATAGGCGACCTGATCTCGAAGCGTCTTAGATCCCTTGGGATCGACATACGCAATCAAACGAGAAACCAGGATTCCGCTCGCAGAGCGACTGATCATGGACTTGCTACCATTGATCTGTCATCGGCTTCAGATAGGATTTCGACTAACCTAGTTATTGATCTCCTTTCAACGGCTGATCCCCTTTGGCTCGATCTACTCTTGTGGACACGCTGTGCCTACACCGATATCGGTGACGGCAAAGTCGTTAGACTAGATAAGATCTCGGCAATGGGAAATGGGTACACTTTCCCTCTCGAAACACTCCTGTTCTACGCTATAGCTTGGGCGGCGGCACACTTTGAAAGGTGTGATACCAAACAAGTGTTAGCGTATGGGGACGATATTGTCGTTCCCAGGAAGTGCTCATCGCTACTCGTTGAATGCCTCGAATCGTACGGCTTCGCTGTTAACACAGAAAAGTCATACTTCTCGGGTTTGTTCTTCGAGTCTTGTGGTAAGGATTTCTACAAGGGGTGTAACGTACGTCCTTTCTTCGTCACGAAGGAAGTCAGGTCCGTAATGGACGCAATGGTCCTCTACAATAAGGTTGTCGCATGGTCGCACCTCTATGAGGTGTTATATGATCGGCAATCTATTGAGAGGGCTAAAGCGCTCATTACAGCTGTTCCAGCCATGTATCGTTACTTCGGGCCGACGCATCTTTCGGGCGTTTTCCACGCTCCGTTTGATAAGTCGGTTCCGAAGAAATGTCCTCATGGTTGGGAGTCTTATATGTTTAGATGTATTGTCCCAGTTACCGCCTCTAAGAGACGGTATCATTGGTTCGGTCATCTCTACACTAAGATCAGCTCTGACGTCGATTCTGGGAATAGCGTTCTCGTAAGAGACGCTCCGGAAGCTTGGCGGACCAAGTGGGTCACTGCTCTACCTGGCAAGGGTATGCTCTACATACCTTAGAGTAGTGGGGTTTATCACGTAAAACCAACGTTCCTAGGAG